GGTCTGATAATGATAATGTAACAGATAATTTTCTAATTTTTCCATTTGTCTGATCTTGAGTTGCGTAGGGTTTATCCCAACTATCACAATGCCAACCATAATATTGACCTTTTCCATAAATTGTAAATTGACAAGATTCTGAATGATCCCATTCATAGTTCCAACCAGCTTGTTTATTTGCTTCGTGTACAAAAGGATGTATTTCTCTATATATCCAAGTATCATTCATCCAAATAATATTAGAATCTCTTTTTTTCTTAATATCTTTTAATTCTTCATCTACTAATGGTTGTTTTTGTAAATCTCTATCTCTACCATAACCACCTGTAATGGCTTGTTGCTGTCTGTCTTTAGAAGTGTATCCATACTTAACAATGTCATCACAGATTCTTTCTGGAACAGCAGATACAAAGTAGTAATAATAATTAGATATATTCATATGTTATAGTTAAAATTATATTAGTTTTATTAGAAGTATTAGGAGATATCATATATTTTTGTGACGCAGGAAACATAACAAAATGATTATTTTCTAACGGAATATGCCAAGTTCTACCAGCTCTTCTATTATCATCATATTCTATAACCACTTCAGAAGAATCTTTTTCTACATCTATAGAATATATTAATGTATAATCTGGTGAATTTTTTAAATCTACAGCTTCAAGGAGATGTCTTGTTGGTGAACTTTCATTTTCTTTATATACATTACCAAATATATTTTTAGGTATTAAATTTTTACCAAAGTCACCATTATAATGATCTCTTATATAATCTTGAAACCATTGTAAGGGTTGAGAGAATTCTACTTGATAATCTCTATATGCGTAGGCTTTTTCGTTATTTGATTTTCTTTGAGCTGTAATCCAAGATTTTACAATACTATGTTTAATAGCATTTCTATCTATCTCAAAACCTTTAGGTGTTTTAATTTCACCGTAATAAAGATCAACTTCTGTTAATACTTTCTTTTGCATACCTATCTAGTATGTAATTAACTCTAATAATAATGTCAAGTAGATTATCTAGCGACTTTATCCCAAGCACCTGTAGATTCATTCCACTCATATACATGAGTAATGGCTTCTTCTTCAGATAATGCTGGTTCATCACCAACTGGCGATTGCCATCTTGCTTCTGCCGTATTTAGAACCCAACTAGAATAAGGTTTTTTTGGTAAGAACATATCATTGTCCTCATCATAAATCATACCTACACCAGCATAGTTACCTCTAAATGCTTTAGAGTTATCACCTGAAGTGTGTTTATTATTGTAAGTATTATAAGATGTTTTTTTCCATAGAGGCCAGTGATGGATTTGCTCCAAAAACTGTCTACCTACTTCTTCATCTTCAATACCATCTGCGTTTTGACAATCTTTGTCAGCCACAACTTGCACTGATATAACTTTACTGTTTATTCCTAGTTTTGCGTAATGTGCCATAATGTTCTCCTTATATATTATTTTTAATTATCATTCAACTATTGAAATTTATACCTTATCATAACTATTCCTGATCCACCTGCTCCAGATTGATTATTTGGTGAAGGATTATAGCCTGCACCTCCGCCACCACCACCAGTATTAGCTGTTGCTGATCCACCATTTATACCAGCAGGAGCTGCTGGATTTGGGGGTGCTCCTGTAAAACCAGGCACTCCTCCTGTTCCACCACCACCAGCTCCACCTGCTGCTACTGTACCAGGAAAAGGGTAGTTAGCATTTTGACCACCACCAGCTCCACCAGCAAAATATCTTGTTGAAGAAACTGGTCCTGCAGTTCCATAACTTGGGGCTGTTGGACCTATAAATGAATCACTTATAAAACTACCATCTCCACCTGCACCTGGTGCAGCTGAAGTTCCTACTGCTCCTGCGCCACCTCCACCTGATCCCCAAGGAGAACCTGGACCTGAATCTCCTCCATTATTTCCTTGTGGAGGAGCAACTGGAGGACTATTACCAGTTCCTCTATTAGGACTTGGACTTGGGCTATTAGAACCACTACCACCACCTGAACCTCCTGCAGTTAAAGGATCTGTTGCACCAGATCCTGGAGTAGTTCTTTCTGAAAATCCTCTACCACCACCTGCTGATGTTATTGTTGAAAAAACTGAATCAGAACCTTTTGTTGCTGCTACAGGTCCATCCGTTGATGCAGTTCCACCTGCACCTACTGTAATTGGAAAAGAACCTACTGATGCTGTAATTGCTCCGCATGCATTAACTAAAGGAGACATAGTTGGTGCTGCTAAACAACCAGCACAATTTGATAATCTAAATCCACCACCACCTCCACCACCTGAATAACCAGCTGCTCCTCCACCACCACCTCCAGCTACAACAAAATAATCTACTTTAGTAGATCCAGAGGGTTTACCTGCTCCTATTACTTCAAAGGTTCCATTGCCTGTAAAAACGTGTGTTTTAAAATTTCCAACAGTTAAAACAGTTCCACCTGTTGCATTTACAAAATTAGGTGATCCTGTAATATCTGCAGTTGAGTCTTGTATATCTTGCCAACCTTTTGTACCATCTACATAAATAAGAGTTATTGATTGAGATTCTGTAACTAAAGTTGCATTATGACATATACCATTAATTTTTGATCCATTTCTTCCTACTATTACATTATTAGTCTGCCAAGTGCTTGCATAATCTTTAAGAGCTACGATGTCTCCAGCTGATGGAGAAGACGGTAATGTTACTGTAATCTCACCACTAGTCGTATTAATAAAATAACCTTTTCCACTTTCTACAGTTAAAGGTCCAGTTTTTGCAGTTGTACACCAGTTGACTGTTCCTGTTCTACCAAATCCAGTTTGTGTAGCACCGCAAGCTAAAGTTACAGCTGTGCCCGGTCCACCTAATGTAAGTGTGCTTCCTGATCTTTTTTCTATTTTATTTACTTTAATTGTACTCATTATTGAAACCTATATCTTATCATAACTACGCCTGAACCACCAACTCCTGAAGGGCCGCCTGGTCCTGTAGGTGCTGGGTGTCCTATTCCACCACCACCGCCACCACCAGTATTTACAGTGCCATTAAAAGCAAATTGATATCCGCCACCACCACCGCCGCCAGCTCCACCATCACCACCTGGTCCTGGTCCACCATATAACCCACCACCGCCACCACCTGAAAAATATCTTACACTTGAAACTGGTCCTGGTGATCCATAGCTTGGAGCAGTCGGACCTATAAAACCATCTTGAACAAAAGATCCTACTCCACCATCACCACCATAAAGTCCAGTAGTTGTGCCTTGACCGGCACCACCACCACCGCCTCCACCACCACCTTGTCTGTGGTTAGTAGTTCCACCTGGTCCATAACACGTACCGTTTCCTCCATCATTTCCTTGAGGAGGTGCTACAGGAGGTGTATTACCTGAAGCTCCGGGCATTGGGCTACCTGCTAAACTTCCGCCACCACCACCTGATGCTCCAGCTTCTGCATTTGGTGAAGGATTGTAAGTTCCACCTTTTCCACCACCTGCAGATGTTATTGTACTAAATACTGATGAGTTACCTGATGTATGTCCTGTTGATGTACAAGGAGGTGAAGCTGATCCACCAGCTCCAATTGTTATTGGATAACTTTGTGTAGTTACTGGTATAGCTGCAGGACCATTTAAAGGGTTTGGAGAATTACAAGCTGAATAAACTCTGAATCCACCAGCTCCCGATCCACCACCATAATTACTTCCAGCACCGCCTGCTCCACTACCAATTACTAAATATTCGACTATATTGTTAGGAGTTGTTTCTGATGCAGTTACTGCAAAATTTCCACCACTTGTAAAAATATGTGTTTTAAAATTACCACATGTTGTAATTGCGTTACCACCTGTAGCACTTATGTAAAGAGGTGCAGTTACATTTGCTGACGCGTCAGCAACTGTTTTCCAACCATTACATGAACCTGTATAAACTAAAGTTGCAGCACCACCTGATGTACAGATAGTTCCACATAAAGCCAAGTTGTCAATTTTTTGACTGTTTCTGCCTATTGTAATTGCATTACAAGCTGCAGATCTACCAG